GCCGGCATGGAAGACGCCGCCGCTCTCGTCTTCGCCCTGAGGAGTTAAGACCCATGGCCTTTACCGGCAATTTCATCTGCACGAGCTTCAAGACAGAGCTCTTGAAGGGGGTCCACAATTTTACCTCGACCACCGGCAACAGTTTTAAAATGGCGCTGTACACCAACAGCGCTACGCTGACCGCCGCCACCACGGCCTACACCGCAACCGGCGAGCACGGCGCCACCGGCACCTACACGGCGACCGGCAAGGCGCTGACCCTGGAGACCTCGCCGGCGCATCCCCGTGTTCCGTCCGGCACCACGGCGGTTGCCGATTTCCAGGATGTGACCTGGGCGACCTCGACCATCTCGGCCTATGGCGCGCTGATCTACAACGACACGGCGTCTGGTGATCCTGCGGTTGTGGTGCTGGATTTCCTCGGTGTCAAATCCTCGTCGGCGGGGGATTTCGTTGTCCAGTTTCCGACCGCGGATGCGACCAACGCCATCATCCGCATTACCTGACGGGAGGCGTGGCATGTATAATTTCCCCAATTCACCCGCCATTGACGACACATTTACCCCCTCCGGCGGGCCGACCTGGACGTGGAACGGCTTTGGCTGGGCGCTGACGGCATCCGGCAGTGTTATTGAAGGACCACCCGGACCGACTGGCCCGGCTGGCCCTCCCGGCGCCGCCGGGGCGGACGGTACGGACGGTGCGGACGGGGCAACCGGTCCAGCAGGGCCGCCTGGTGCCGATGGTGCTCCCGGCAGCGCAGATACGGCAGCGCAGGTGCTCACCAAGCTGCTGACCGTTGACGGCACGGGGTCTGGCCTCGACGCTGACTTGCTCGACGGGCAGTCAGGCGCCCATTACCTGGCCCGCGCCAACCACACCGGCAGCCAGGCGGCCAGCACCATTTCGGACTTCAGTACGGCGGCCGATGCCCGCATTAGCGCTGCGGTCGGCGTCTCGGTGCAGGCCTACGATGCCGACCTGGCGTCCTGGAGCGCGATTGCCCCGGCGGCCAAGCTCGATGCCTCGGCCTATACGGCGGCCGATGTGCTGGCCAAGCTGCTGACCGTCGATGGCAGCGGCAGTGGCCTTGATGCCGATCTGCTCGACGGCCAGAGTTCAGCCGCCTTTGCGACACTCGCCTCGCCGACATTTACCGGCGATCCGAAGTCGGTCACGCCAACGGCCGGGGATAACGATACGTCAATTGCCACGACGGCCTTCGTGGCGACCAGTTTTGCCCCGCTGGCCTCGCCGACCTTCACCGGCACGCCGCTCTCGACGACTGCCGCCTCGACGGTCAACACCACGCAGATCGCCACCACCGCCTTCGTCAAGTCGAACCTCGCCGTCAAGGTTACAGTCGCCTCGTCGGCCCCCGGCTCGCCGGCCACCAACGATGTCTGGATCGATACCACCTGATGGCCATCGCGCTCGTCCAGTCCAATGAAGGCTACACCGCCACGGGTACGGCCACGGTGACGGCGACGTTTTCCGTCGCTCCGACCAGCGGCAACCTGATCGTCCTCGCCTTTGCCTCTGACGACTACAACGGCACGCCGAACGCCGGCTGGACGCAATCGACCGGCATGGAGCAGCAGACCTACCACGGCGGCTATATCTGGTGGCGGATCAGCGATGGCAGCAACAGTTTCCAGTACACCATCGGCTCGGCGACGAAATCGGCGTGGATTTTGACCGAGTGGTCTGGCTGTACGGCCACGCCCTACGACATTTCCAACGGCCAGTTCATCAGCGCGACCGGCGACACCTACACCACGCCGTCGATCGTCCCGACCACCGGCAACCGGCTGCTGGTCGCCATGATCGGCACGTCACAATCGGGTTCCGATTTCGATGCTGGTGGCGACTTCACGACGTGGCTGAACAGCTTTACCCATATTCGCACCACGGGCGGTCCCGGCGGCACGCTCTGTTGCCTCAGCGTGGCGTACCGATTGGTTACCGGCAATGGCTCGACCGGCTATTCGTCGGGGGCCAGCATGCCTGCCGCATGGTCGGCGCAGAGTCGGTCGGGATTAATCATCGCCTTCAAGGAAAGCGCCGTGACCGGCAAGCCGGTCAAGGTATGGTCAGGGTCGGCCTGGGTGACTAAGGTGGTCAAGGTGTGGTCCGGCTCGGCCTGGGTGACCAAGCCAGCCAAGGTCTGGAACGGGAGCACTTGGTCATGACGATCGAAACCAGTGGCCCCATCAGCGGCCCCGACATTCCGGGCTATTCCTCTGACGTGAACTACAGCGATTTGCTGGTCGATGTCGGCGAATATTCCGGCCGCAACGACATTGCCGCAGTGTTTCCGCTGCTGCTGCGCCTCGCTGAGGCGAAACTGAATAGAAACCTGCGAACCAGCTACCAGGAAACCACTACGGCGCTGCCGGTGACTAATGGCGTGGCGACACTGCCCACAGATTTCCTCGAGGCCCGCGCCTATGTCGCCAGTGACGTGCGGCAGACCAATTTCGTCGTCAGCGGCAACACGATCCAGTCGCTCGGCTCGCCGTGGACCGGCGATCTGACGACGACCTATTACGCCAAAATCCCGCCGCTCAGTGTGTCCAACCCGACCAACTGGCTGCTCGACCTCGATTACAACGTCTATTTGTACGCGGTGGCGGTTGAGGTCGGCATCTGGTCGAAGAACATCGATCTGGCCAAGGCGGCGGAGTCGATGCGCGACAGCGCCATCAGCACCGTCATGCTGAACGACGAAAACGCCCGCTGGGGCCGCGCCCGGGTCGTCAACAGGGATTTCACGCCATGAGCCTCCTGACCGCCACCAACGAAGTGGCCGACCTGGTGTCGCTGGACCGCTTTACGGCGATTGCAGGCTCGGGCGGCGACGACGCCCGCACCATGCTGGCGATCGCCCAGGAGGCCGGCGAGGAAATCGCCCACAGGGTAGATTGGAACCGGTTGATCAAGGCGGCGGCCATCGCCGCGGTGCCCTACACGATGCCGGAAGACTACCACCGGCCCATTCCCGGCGCGATGATCGTCACGGCGCTGGGCGTGCTGGTGCGCCCGGTCACCAATACCGGCCAATGGGAAGTCCTGGGGCAGGTCGGCTCGGCGCAGCCCTACTATTACCGAGCCGGCGGAAGGATCGACATCGTGCCGACCTCGGCCGGAACCAACGCCACGCTGAACTACGTCTCCGGGCATTTCGTCGCCAAGGTGAACGGCACCGACTTTCGGCCCGTTTTCACCAGCGACGACGACTCCACGGTGTTCAATGAGGATCTCCTGGTCAAGAACATGGCCTGGCGCTGGAAGCGGCAGAAGGGGCTCGACTACACCGACGACCTGGCCGAGTTCGAGGCCATGTTGAAAGCCGAAATCAACGCCGACCGGGGGATTGCCTGATGGACATGCCAGTCCGCCAGTGGCGCGTTCCAGAGAGCAATCGCGGCAAGATCGCGCCGGTGCAGCAGGCATCGCAGCCGCTGGTCTATCCGGCCCCGGCCAATGGGCTGGTGACGACGATTGGCCTGACCGAGGCGCAGGAGGGTGCTGCGTCGATGGCTACCAACTGGGTTCCGACCCTGAAGGGCATGCGGATCAGGGGCGGCTCGGAGAAGGTGGCCGTAACGAATGCGGCGCTGCCGATCGACTCGATGTTTACGTATAAATTCGGCATCGATCACCAGATGTTCGTGGCCAACGCCAACGCCATTTTTGATGTCTCCAGCCCTCCAGCGCCGCCTAGCCCTGTGTTTCCCGCCGTCGCCGGCCTCACCAGCGGCGAGTGGATGACCTTCCAGCACACGACGCCAGGCGGCTCGTTCCTGTGCTGCTTTAACGGCACCGACGACCGCCAGGTCTATGACGGCACGGCGTGGGCGACGACGCCGGCCATTACCTTTTCGGACTCAACGACGATAGACCAGATTGGCGCGGCGTTCCTGTTCAAGCAGCGGCAGTTCCTGGTTAAGTCGGGCACGATGGACGCCTATTATCTCGGCGTCAATTCGATCGGCGGCGCGGCGGCGGTGTTTCCGCTCGGCGGCGTGATGAAGAAGGGCGGCTCCCTGCTGACCGGCTTCGCCTGGTCGCCGGAGTCAGGCGATGGCCTCAATATGTTGTGCTGCTTTGTCTCGAGCGAAGGCGAAATCGCCGTCTACCAGGGCGACGATCCATCGGTCGCTGCATCATGGGCGCTGAAGGGCGTCTATTCGATCGGCAAGCCGCTCGGCAAGAACGCCTTCATCCAGGCCGGTGGCGACATCCTGATTGCCACCACGACCGGCCTCATTCCGCTCAGCCAGGTATTCCAGCGGGATCGCGACACGGTGGCGCTGAGTGCCCTGTCACGGGCCATCGACGATCGCTGGCAGAACGTCGCCCGCACGGTGTCGTTTGGCTGGTCGATCACCGCATGGCCGGAAAAAAGCCTGGTGTTCGTCAGTTTCCCATTCACCGCCGCCGAGCCGGACACCACCTTTGTGCTCAACGTGCAGACCAACAAGTGGAGCCTGATTACGGGCTGGCAGGCAATGGCCTATTGCTCGTTCCAGGGGCAGATGTATTTCGGCGATGCCGCCAATGGGGGTGATGCCGATGGCGCCATCTGGCACGCCGACGCGACGGGCAGCGACAACGGGGCCCCCTTCAAAGCGGTCTATCTCAGCCATTTCATGCCGGCCGGCGGCTTTGGGCGGCGGTCACAGGCGACGCTGGCGCACATGTATTTCCAGGGCAAGGTCAACCCGATCGTCTATCTGTTTGCCCGCGCCAATGGCGATGTCACGGAGCCGCCCGGCCCGGCGGTCACGCAGCAGAACCCGGCCATTTCGGAGTGGGACGTCGGCAAGTGGGACGAGGCGCTATGGGACGCCGCCTCCCCGAAGACCAAGATCCAGCGCCGGCAGAACGTGCGGGCGACCGGCGACACGCTGGCCTTGGGTTGCGTGGTGACCTCGGGCGGCTCGACGCCGCTCGACCTGGAGATCGACATGGGCGTGCTGCAGGTGACCGGCGGGGAGTCCTCGGCATGAAGCACCACTACACCATCAGCATCGAGCCGTTCGACGAGGCGCTGAAGGACTGTGAGCCGCTGGCGAAAGCCCATTACGAAGAGATGAGGGCGCGGCTGGAGGGGCAGGGCATTCCGATCGGCCCGTACAAGCCGCGGCTGGACGTCTACCGGCAGGCGTCAAAGGCCGGCTACCTGTATACCTTCGTGGTGCGCACGGAAGATGGCGAGGCGGTCGGCTATTCGAACGTGTACATGCAACAGGACATGCACAACAGCGAGCCCTATGCCCGCGAGGATACCGTCTACATTCGAGCTGACCATCGCAACGGAGTCGGTCGCCGGCTGGTGCGGTTCATCCTCGATCACATGAAGGCAGAGGGCGCCAAGCGCTTTGCCATACAGCCCGTCACCGATTTGCGAGTCGGTAAAATATGGCAGCGGATGGGGTTCAGGCCGGTGGCCGAAACCATGATCCTGACGTTCTAGGAGATAACTATGTGCCAGCCAGATGTGCCGACCCCGCCTTCGCCCCAGCAGCAGGGAGCAGCCCAAACGGCCGGCAATATCTCCACGGCGACGGCCAATGCGGCGTTGGGGAACATCAATGAATATACCCCGCAGGGCTCGGTAATCCGTCAGCAGACGGGCACGCAGGAGATCTGGGACGAGAACCTCGGCAAGACCATCAGCGTGCCGACCTATTCGACCTACCAGACCTACTCGCCGCAGGAGCAGGCGATTTACAATTCCGGCTCGGCCAACAGGCTCGGCGTCAATGCGCTGGCCGGGACCATGATCGACCAGGTCGGCAATGTGGTTGACAAGGGGATCGACTATTCGAAGCTGCCGGCCGGCGGCGATGCCTCGAAGATCAACCTGCCGAAATACACCCAATTCGGCGCCGGGCCGAACCTGCAGACCACGTTCGGCTCCGCGGGAAATATCCAGCGAAGCGTTCCGGGCGCCGGCGATTTCTCCAAGGACCGGCAGAAATACGAAGACGCCCTGATGGGGCGCATGAACCCGCAGCTGGAGCAGGACCGCAATACGCTGGAGCAGCAGTTGCTGAACCAGGGCCTGCAGCCGGGCTCCGAAGCCTATAACCGGGCCGCCGACCAGGCTGGACGGGCGCGCAACGATGCCCGCTATGGCGCGATCTTGAATGCCGGCCAAGAACAACAGCGGATGTTCGACATGGGGCTGGCCGGCGGCACCTTTGCCAACCAGGCGCAGCAGCAGGCTTATAACCAGTTGCAGGGCCGCGCGGCGTTCAGCAACCAAGGCACCCAGCAGATGGCCGACAATGCCTACCGGCGCACGGCGGGCAACAACCAGATCCAGGACCAGGGCTTCAATGCGCAGTCATCGCTGTTTGGCCTGCAGAACACAGACAGGCAGAACGCGCTGCAGGAAGCGTTCCAGCAGTACACGCTGCCCATCAACACGATTGGCGCGCTGATGTCGGGCGGGCAGGTCTCGCAGCCGCAATATGCCGGCGCCAACATGCCGCAATTGCCGAACGTCGACTGGGCCGGGTTGTACCAGAACCAGTTCAACAACCAGATGGCCGGCTACAACGCACAGGCGGCGCAGAGCAACAGCCTGATCGGCGGCGCCGGCGACCTGTTCAGCTCGATCGTGCCGAAACTCATAACGGCGTCGGATGTCCGGCTGAAGGAAAACATCGTGCCGCTCGGCGAGGCGGATGGCCACAGGCTCTACGCCTTCGACTACAGGGACCCCGCAGACGGCGTCGGGCGCCAGGTCGGGGTGATGGCGCAGGAAGTGCTGCAAACGCGTCCTGATGCCGTCCTGCGGCGCGCTGACGGCATGCTGATGGTCGATTACTCGAAGCTCTTCGGAGGACAAAACTGATGCCGACATCATGGGAACAAAAGCGGGCGGCCATCGCCGCGGCGCTCGCCGGTGGGAACCCGCCCAGCGTCGGGGCCAGTCCAATGGTCAACCCGATGATCGCGGCAATGAGCCCGCAGGCGCCGGGAATTGCGGGAGGCTCTCCGGGGCTAATGGGAGCAGCGCCCACGCAGGGCGCCATGATGGCGCAGGCCAACGCCTCGCTGGCTGGCGCTCCCGGCTTTGACTATGTGCCGCCGCCGGTCGGCCCGGCTCCGGTCGCGGCCCCCGCAGCAGGGGCGGCAGGGCCGTGGACGCGCGACGATCGGATGGCGTTTATGCGGGGCAGGCCGACGCAGGCCAACCAGGTGGCCTATACCCAGGCCCTCGGCCAGGGCGCCTACGACAATATCCGGCAAGGCAATAACCGCTATCGCCGCTGACAGGATTTCGAGGGTACGACCATGGCTAGCAGCATTCCGTCCTTCCTGTTCGGCGCGGGGACCAAATACAAGACGCAGGAGGAGCTTGACCGCGCCCGCGAGCAGGTCAAGGCGCTGCTTGGCGACATAGGCAACAGCAAGTTCGAGGGCTGGGGCAGCGCGTTGGCCGACCTCGGCAAGGGCATTGCCGCGGGACTTGAACAGCGCCGCGTCAATGAGGGCCAGGGGTACGTGTCGGCGGATCAGGAAAGACTGTGGGAGATGTTCGGCGGCGGCGGCTACAGCGGTGTGGACCCGGACGCTATTGTGGCTACCAGCGGCACGGATGCGGCTGCGGGTAGCGTCGGGACGGATCCGGTCAACCAGGCCTTTACGCGTCCGCCTCCCAGCAGCGGCGGCGATGGTGGCTATCTCCGCTATGCCAACCAGGGCGCAACCCGCAACAAGCCGCTCGCCCCCAAGCTGGAGCAGGCGCTTGGCTTCCTGGGCGACCTGGGTGTCACGGCGGAAGTCTTCTCCGGCGGACAGGATGCCTCCGGGCCGCATCGGACGGGCTCGCACCGGCACGACTACGGCAACGCCGGGGATATCCGGTTCTACAAGGACGGTCGGCCCCTCTCCTGGGCCAACAAGGCCGACCTGCCGCTGTTCCAGGAGATTGTGCGCCGCGGCAAGGCGGCCGGCATTACGGGCTTTGGGGCCGGTCCAGGCTATATGGGCGAGGGCACCATGCACGTCGGCTTCGGCACCCCCTCCGTGTGGGGCGCTGGCGGGCGCAGCCGGAACGCTCCCGGCTGGCTGCGGGGTGCCTATAATAGCGCGGATGCGAGCGGCGACATTTTCAGTGAGGGCGGCGCGACCACGCAGATGGGTGGCGGTGCAGGGGACTCGTTCCTGCAAGCGAAGCCATTCGATTTGCACAACCGCTTCCGCATAACACCGGCAATGCTGGGCCCTGACGAGGAACCCGTTCCTGCACCACCGCCGGCGCAGCCCAATCCGGCCCGCTTTGCTCCGGAGGTCCAGCCGGCTCCCCCGTCTCCCCCTCCTGCGCCAATCCCTGCGCCAATCCCTGCGGTAAGTCCCGCTCCGACGCCCGCACCGCAGCCGGTTCCAGCACCGCCGCCGGCTCCGGCTCCAGCACCCCCCGCACCCCCGCGACAGGTCGATCCCTTCACCGCCATGATCCTCGGCGACAAGGCATCCCAGTTCAAACCGGGCAATTACGTTCCCCCCGCCCCCGTAGGGAAGCAGGTGTTTCCGGCGGCCCCTCCCGCGCCGGGTACGCCCGCCGCCGCTGGCTTCGGCGTTCCGCCTGTTGTCGGTGGCGGTGGTGCCGATCAATTGGCAGGGAAGGGCACATTCCCGCCAGCACCCGCTCCGCCCGCCCAGCAGCGCGGCGGTGGACCGCAGGACAAGATCGGCAAGCTGATGTTCATCCTCGCCAGCCCGAATGCGACACCCGAAATGAAGCGCATGGCGGCGGCGATGCTGGATCGCGAATACGCGCTGGAGGACGAGCGCCGCAAGGCGGCCAGCCCCGAAGCGCAACTCGACATGCAGTACAAGCGCGCCCAGATCGCCAACCTGACGGACAAGGGCAAGGACGCCACGCCGATGACTCCGGAGGAGCGGCAACGCTGGGGCATTCCGACTGACGATCCACGGCCCTGGATGCTGGTCGATGGCAAGCCGGAAGTAATCGGCGGGTCGAATGCACCGGGTGGTGGCGGCGCCGAGGAAAAATTCTTCGGCAATCCAATCATGATCAAGAAGCAGGACGGCAGCGTCGCCTATGGCATCTATGGCGATAAGGGAACGTTTAGGGAAATCCCGCTTCCCGAAGGGGCGACCGTCGCGCCGCCGACCAAGACCATTGATACCGAGACGGAAGTCATCATCGTGGACCAGGCGGGCAACGTGATTTCCCGGACGCCGAAACAAATCCGCCAGGCAGCCAGCGAGAAGGCAGCGGGTACGGAGGAAGGCAAGACGGAGGCGACAGTCGCTTCCGAGCTCGACAGCATCACCAGCAAAATGCCGGGTGTTCGCGAGACTGTCACCGAGTTGGGAAAACTTGCGGATGCGGCGACCTACACGCAAGCCGGACAGCTATGGGATACCATCAGGGAGGAAACGGGGCAGGAGCCGCGCGAAGCTTCGATAGCGCGCACGAAGTATAACTCGGTGCTCAACAACCAGATACTGCCGCTCCTCAAGGAAACCTTCGGCCCTCAGTTTACGGATGCTGAAGGCTTGCGGCTGCAGGCTACGCTGGGCGATCCAGACGTGGCACCGGCCAAAAAACATGCCGCTCTCGAGGCCTTCCTAAGACAGAAAGAGAACGATATCGCGGCCCTGCAAAGGCGGACAGGTGGCGGTGCAGCCCCAGCCGCAAGTGGCGGCAGTGGCGGCAGCACCGGGAAAGTGTTCGATTACGTTCCCGGGAAAGGGATGGTGCCACGTCAATGACCATTCAGGTTAACCTTCCCGACGGCTCTGTGGTCAACTTCCCCGACGGCACTCCGCAGGCGGAAATGGAAAGCGCTCTGGCTGCACACGCAGGGTCGGGTCCGCCCTCGGAGCAGATGCAGCAGGGGCTGTCCCAGCTATCTGCCCTCACGCGCAACCCCGCCGTGAAGGCCACAGCCGATCAGCGTACGGTCGATGAATACATGGCGATGCCGGCATGGAAGCGTCGCCTGACAGATGCCGTGGACATTCCCAGCCTGATAGCTCAGGGCGGCTCCGCGGGCCTGCTCGACAAGGCGGCAGCCGGTGCGCGGTCGTACTTCACAGGATCCGACTATGAGACCGAACTTGCCAACAACCGGAGGCAGACCGAAGATGCTCGCGCGCGGCAGGGCTGGCTGGGCAAGGGGGCGGAACTAACCGGAGCGATCGGCGGCGGCAGCCTGCTCACCAAGGGTGCCATCAAGGGCCTTACCAAGGTCGCGCCGGCGGTGGCTACGACGCGGGTCGGCGCTGCCTTTGCGCCTGTCGTGGCGGGCGCTCCCAAGGCTCCCCTGGCAACGCGCGCTCTCAATACCGGCATTCGCACGGCACTGGGTGTCGGCGAAGGGGCAGCCTATGGCGCAACCAATGCCTTCGGGGCCGACGAGGATATCGGCGAGGGCGCGGCAATGGGTGGCCTGTTTGGCGGATTAAGCGGGCCGGCGGCAAAACTCATCACGGGCGGCGTCAGTAAGGTCGCTGGTGCCTTCAACAAGAAGTTTGCGACCCCTACGCTGGAGAAGCTGAACGCCGTCAAGAATATTGCCTACGACACGGCGGAGCAGATGGGCGTCATCATCAAGCCGGAGGGCATGAAGCACCTTCAAGACACGATGATCAAGGATATTTCCGATTTCGGCTTCGATGCCACTGCGCATCCCGGCGCGAAAATCCTTGTCGAGAGGATTATGAAGGAAACGGCTACGGGCCAGCCCATGACCCTGAAAGGCCTTGATGGGCTCCGCAAGATTGCGGGGAATGTCGGATATATTCCGGGCAACAAGCCGAACAACGCAGTCACAGCCAAGATCGTCAAGCACATCGACGACCTGCTTGAAAATGCCGATCCGGCGCATATGGCGGGGATTGATACCGAGGCTGGCGTCAAGGCCCTGAAGATTGGCCGGGACTTTGCCCGCAGGGGCTTCAAGCTGGATACGGCCCAGAAGCTCCTCAAGAGGGCGGAAGGGCAATCCGGAAGCAACATCACCGATACGACGGTCAGGTCCGCCAAGAAGCAGCTTTCCAAGATCAACGACCCCTTCATGAACTGGGGCCGGGGGTTTACCGTTGCGGA